AGCCAGGCCCTGATCACTGTAAACGCGAGAATTAAAATCATAACTATCTTGTTTACGTGATAATGTTCCTACTTGATATAATCCAGTCTTAGCGCCCATACCACCGCCCTCACTATTTAGTGTAGATGAGATGCCATTTGTGTCATAGACTCTACCCCATATAGAATTGTGTCCTTTTTTATCTACATTGCCTACTTGAATCAACGTTTCTCCGCCTGAATGTGCGCCTCTCATTAGGTTTTGGGTAATTGTGGTTGAATATTGACGCGAAGCCTGCCTCGTTTTTCGGCTCTTTTGTAATAAGCTATCGCTTTCTCCGATAGGAAATACTTTTGATCTACTTCCTCTTCCAATATGTCCGACAATATATATCCGCTCTCGATTTTGGGGTAAAAGCCACTTAGTATTAAGCAATTGGCACTCAACGGTATAACCAAGGTCGGTAAGAACTTTGTATATTGTCGAAAACGTGCGTCCATTGTCGTGACCAAGCAAGCCTTTAACATTTTCGAGTACAAAATAATTGATTGGCTTTCCACTTTCTTTGTAATGTCGCAAAATCCGTGCAATGTCAAAAAAGAGAGTACCTCTGGTATCGTCAAAACCTCTGCGTTTTCCGGCAATACTGAAAGCTTGGCACGGAAATCCTCCACAAAGGATGTCAATGTTACTTGGCAAGTCTCTGCTTGGCTGAATAGCGGTAATGTCTCCGAGTGCTTTGGCATCAGGAAATCTTTCTTGGTACACCATTGCAGCATACTTGTCTATCTCTGAAAAACCTACCCATTCAAACTCATATCCTGCTTGCTCGAATCCCTTGTGAAATCCGCCAATCCCACTAAATAAATCAAGCATGCGCACGTTACTTGCAAATCTCGCATATTACTTTTTCTTTACCATATGATGGTATTTGTCCTTTTTTGTAATACATAAACTTTGAGTTGTAATTACCCATATTCACTCTCTCATACGTTCTTTCGCATGATGGGCAATGCTTAATAAGCTTATCTACTACAAGCTTGCGCCCACGTGTCTCTTTATTTCTAAGTATGCGACCACCAAAGCGGTCATTATCTGTTGTTTTTTCAATTATCCATTTCATTTTTTACCTCTCTATATTGTTAATTGTGTTGTTTCTCTAAATATGTCGACTTGACTTTCTTGTGTTTTAATTCTTTTTTCCGCAATCTTGACAAAATCAGGGTTAATCTCACTACCCACATACTTTTTATTTAATTTTAAAGCAGTCAGGGCCAGTGTACCGCTACCCATGAATGGATCATAAAAAGTCTCACCGGGAGTACGCGCAACAATAGGCAAATATGCTTCAATTGGATCTTGTGCAGGATGTACGCGCTTGTTATGTATATAATCTGACTGCGGATTAACGCCAGTAATTAAATCTATAGTAGCCACACCTTTTACGTTAGACTCCATACTCATTTTATCAGCGGTTACACTCATAGCAATTGGTGTAATGGTCTTAATCCATTTGTTTTTAATTCTTCCAGTAGCGCCAATATTTCTACGATGGTAGTAAAGCCACTGCGTAAATCCTGATAATGCCTCTTTCAGCTCCCACATATATTCTTGGCTCATAAATACATAAACCGCGTTAGCAGCAACACGCTCCATTTCTTTGCATAAGCACGTAAGCCATATAACATAATGTTCTTTTTTATCATTACTGTATGGTCCGTAATCTTTTTTTGCATTCCACGGAGGTGATGTCACAATAACATCAACTGCATTATCAGGCCATTTAGCCATAGTGTCCATGCAGTCCTCGTTATATATAGTATTAACTGATTTCACTTTTTATTTTCTCAGTTAAATCAAATTCTTTTTTACCCATCTTATGACACGCAAAATGCACTTCAGGGTTTTTGCGATGCTTCATAAGGTTTTGTATCTTCTCTACTAAATCTTTATAGCGCAGTGCCGTGACTATCTGATCACTTCTTTCGTGATCGTCTGTGTCAAATGACACGCTTCCTGCATAATGTTCTAATATCATAATCCGCAAAATCCTTCCTCACACATAAACATTTCTAATTGATCACCAAAATCAACACGCTCAAGCGGTGTGCATGATCTATGTAAATAAATAGGCTCTTTAAGGCCCTTTTTACTACTATCGCGTATTGCTTCATCTATTTTTACTGCTTTAGCAAATTCATCAGGCAATTTTTCTTTTAATTCTTTCCAGTTTTTGTTACTGTGGTATGGGCAAAAAACGCAAGATGATTTAGGTGGCACTGGAAAGCTCCGATCCTTAAAAAATGAGATGCACTCACCACGTGTCATACGCATGTCAATTAATGGATAATGATATGTAACGCGTGGCAATTGAGATTCTTTCATGCGTTCTATCTCATCCATTGTAATACCTAACCATACTTCTGTCATCGGCATGCGTTTGCGCGGTTTAAGACCGTATAGCTTTCTTATTTCTCTGATTACCGGTTCAATCTTGTATTCTTTAGTGCATTGTCTGCGGACCATACCACCATTCTCACTAAATGCCGGTATACTAGCAAAACGTTGTCCGGTGCTATTAACTTGATTTAATAAATCTTTATATAAGTTTTTTTCTTCATTAACATGTATAGGAATGCCATCATTTAAGCTTGCCCAGTCTTTAAGGACTTCTAATATCTCGTATGTCATGGGTAATTCTGCTCCAGGATCAGCAAAGATTGCATGATCTGCTCTAGGTATGTAACCCAATGAACTCATCATATACATAGCAGTTGATTGAACGCCAAGACCTAATGAAATAATTTTTAGGTTAGCTGAACTCAGGGTATCTTTCATATTGATAAAACCATATACGTTTAGATTTTTGATTATTTTTTGCGGTAGTTAAGGCAAGGCTTAACATTTTCTCATTATTGTAAGGCACAAATGCGCACTTATCTTGTGGTACGTAGTACACCGCCACCACATCTACCCTACCGCTATCTACATATTTAACGCAGCGCACTTGTATTGCAGTGTCTGTAGTTGGCTTGGTCACTGTTTTAACTTGGACACGCTGAAATGAATTATTATGTAGCTCTACAATTAAATCAACATGGTCGACATCGACTTCAGGTATGTATACCTTATATCCTTGTTTGATTAATTCTATACGCACAGCCAACTCTCCAATTGTTCCAACATTCTGACTATGCAAGTATTTCACCATCAAACAAATCAACTACTGAATATCTAGTATTTCCATATTTCCATACTCTTAATTGTGAGCGTTCCATATGATAATGCTCGCCATAACCATTATCAGATAAGTTGCTAGGATTAACTAGTTCAGCAGACCATACCCACCCTTGTATTTCATAACGTGGCATTCTTCCGCTAACAAGCACGTACATGTCACAATCATCGACCTTGCGCCACTTTTTTGCTATTAAATATCCTGCTTGATGTCTAGTAGTCTTTACATCAATGCGTACATCTTTACCATCATTACCACGCATCTTAAGATCAAAACCGCGCCTGTGTGGGCCAATACTAAAATCGGGGTAACTATTTAAAACGCGAGCAAGTGCTAACTCGCCAGCAAACCCATTAATATCGTTATCAGGATTTGCTACTTTTGTTGAGTTCGTTCCATTTGCGAGGTTCTGTTGGTTTCTTTTCGTTCCAACTTGTTTCGCTAGACTTTGCTCCACTTCGTTCAGTGTTACTATCATGGTTTGTACCTTTGGTTGTCTTCTGTTCGTGATGTAGTGATGCATATAATATTGCATAATTCATTATGTCTTGGCATCGTGAGCGCACTGTTTCATCGCTAACTTGTTTGCCAGTTTTAGCATCATTACAGATAGCATCTACATGTTTTAACACGTATACCATTAAGGATTGCTGTGGTGTAATCCCTAAACGTTCCGCAACGTGTTTAAAGTTGTAATGCTTATCTTGATTAGATATTGTGTATTCAATTGATTTAGAGTCGCTGATGTCTAATGCTTCACCAACAAACTTGTCTCTATACTCTGTAAATTCTTTATAATTCATCTGTCACGCCCTTGCTCATGCCTTTTGGATTGTCAATTTGCCTCATTATTTTATCCATTATGTCGGTCATTATTTTAAAGCGTGAAGTCTCACTGGCAAGGTTTGGTTGCTTATTAGCATATTCTTCTAGTGTATCCACAATAGCCTTACCAACTATTGCAATCATTTTTTGTTTGACTGTCATATCTATTACTTTCCGGCATCAGGCAGCTTACCGCCTACGCCAACCTGGGTATTAATTATTAAGCCTTTCGATGCCGGAGTTTCGTCCGAGGATGGTCTAGCCAACCGTTTGTCAGACTTAACATTTTCTGTTTTATCTTTCATATCCTCGGATTTAATATTTTTATTCCACGCGAAGCACATCTTTAAACATCTCTTCGCTCATTATAAATACCCACTTGCCACGATCCTGACGAACAGCAACAAGGTTTGCATTTTTAAATTCTAAATAGCTTGCTATCTTTTTGCGCCGTTTAACTTGAACATGTAACTCTAGATCGTCACGCGTTGCCTTGATATCTATATCACTAGCAAGACCAAACGCGCGCCCATCACTGCCCCAAGAGCGTTCGGCATCGAAGCCGAGGTCAGAGAGTAGTTCTTTGACCTCAACTTCGCCACGATAGCCTTTTTTAGCTACGTTCATCAAAATGGCAACTCTTCTTCTTCATCTTGCGCTTTCTCTTCACCGGGTTCTAGCGGAGTACCATTGGTAAAAAGATTTTCTGCGTTATAGCGATCTTTTAATGAAGACCACTGCTTTACTACATCAGCTTCAATTGCCTTTTTGGGATTTGGAACGACTGTATATTGAGTCTCTAAATCGTGACCACTACGTGTAATAGTGATGTCGTATTCTTGCACCTCGCCCCATTCTTGATTATCAGATAATGCTTTTATCTGATTTAGGATAGTCTTTTGTTTTATTTCTAAAAACTTTACTTCATTATTAATAGCAATAGTAAGAAACCAAAAGTACTTTGCATCTTTAACGCCAGTGTCAATATCACCCGGCTTCTGCACTCGTTTTGGTTTATTCTCATTTTCAGGCCACCATACATAACCCGGTATTGGGGTTGTAAGTATGCGCATTCTATTCTCACCTTGCTCTAACTTTTTCATAAACAGACCGCCTGATTCGCTTGACGGTATATCTAATCCACTTAAACTGTTAGCCATATTGTTTTCCTTTTGTTAACTTTGTGTTGTCTTCTGTTTTCTTTGTGGTGAAGAAACAGGAACGGTGGCCCTGGCGTAAGCTGGGGTCACTTGCTCTATTTCATACCCACCTCTCTGTATCAAGCCAAATATTTGACCTAATAATTTTTTACTTGGTACTTTATGAAGTTTAATTCCTATCTGTGCGTCTTGAGGTTCATACGTAGTTGAATACACATTTGCTCTTTCTAATAATGCACGAATTTTGCGTGCAACATTAATTTGTTCAGTGTCTTTCGGTATGTGAACGCGAAAGATCATGGGGCGGTATGAGGATTCAATTGAGAGGTTAGAATCACAACATGACGTTGCTTACAAGAAGGAAACCGCCCCATTCTACTTAAGAGAAGTATAAATTTTTTCTGTTTCATCTAAACTTTTACGTGAAATTCTTTTTTCATTGCCAACGTATTTTATACGTAACGTAGCGTTACATTTATTTTGCTCTTTTAATTTTACTGCTTTATCAACGCTTTTACGGCTCATGCCTATATAATCAGCAGCTTGAGTCATACTAAGCCAGCCTTGCGTTGGTGATATTGGTCTATTCATTCCAGTTAATACTTTCTTCTTCTACACCGAGAACCATTGCGATGTTTTCTTTATGCCTAAATTGAAAAGTTCTTTGTCCATTTAACATCATTGTAAGTAGCGCAGGACTTATACCTACTAGCCTGCAAAGCTTACGCTGAGATACGCCGTGCTTACGTAGTAAACTGCGAAATCGAAACTTGCACTGTGTCATTAATTGCTCCATAAACGTTGTATAAAGTTAAATACAGTATATTTCTTTTTACAAGAAATAATTTGGAATAACGTAGAATATCGTGTAATATTTCGTTATTGAGAGGGTATATAACATGATATTAAAGACATTTAAAAGTGATTTATTAGCAGTACAGTATATGATTCAAAAAAGCGGTGAATCATCTTGGGCGCTAGAAAAATCAACTGGCATTTCCAGGCAAACTATTGACCGATGGATTAAGGCAGACTCGTTAAAATTAAGACGATCAGTGCTTTCGGAGTTTGCAAAAAAAATGCAATATAATATTGAGTACAATCAAGGCGGCGTTGCCGTTTCACCACATACAGAAAAAACTAATAACACAGGAGACCTAACCATGAACCAACAAAATAGATTGATACAGTATCAAGATAGTGAGATAAAGCAGTTAAAAGCAGAGAACAAGTTACTTAAACATAGTAATAGTAACTCTTTAGATGATTCAATTGATACAGAGTACCAATTTTCAATGGAATGCAGATTTGAAATAGACTTAACAAAATTATCTGTCAATATGCAATATGTAAAAGCAACTTCAAGTTTTGACTATATAGTTAAACGACTTGGCTATAGCAAAGACACGTTAATAAATAATATATTTTGCTTTGGCAAATCTATTAATTACAAAGAACACCCAGTACATTTATTACGGTCTAAAGAAGCAAAAAAAGAAATGCTTAAAGTCGCTAGTAATATTGTTAAATCTATGGTTTTGTCAAGAGGAGCTATGTACGCTTACAACTTAAAAGTGCCAGTTACATATCAAACAAAAGATGGACAGTCAGTACATGCAATGAATCAATATCTTGTTGATTGGATTGCTAAAACTGCAATAGCAAACATACATTTTATGAATGGCATAGATTAAACACACATTTCACCACAATAAAAAACAGGAGACAACCACATGGCAAGCATGAATAAAGTGCGCGGTCGCAAAAGCACTTATAAAGTACAATATAAAAATCCATATACTAATAAATGGGAATCTACATATTATAGTAATAAAGATGATTCAGTGATTGCATTATCACATTGGCAGCAAGTAGAATTATTTAAAAAGAATAATATGGACTGGGAAAGCCTGCTTCATAAGCAACAAGCACCAATAACTGTTGGTGAAGTTTTTACTGCTTTTACAAACAATGTATTAAGCACAATGACCAATGTTGATACTAAGGCCAAATACAATGTAGTAATGAATAGTTGTCGCAAGGTATTTCCTGACGCAACATTCGTGAGCGACATTAGGACAATGAAAAAAGATGTAGTTGGAATGGAAGTTACTGGATGGACAATTTATAAACGTGAAATGGAGCTTGTGCATGGTCGCTCTAGGCGAGGTATTGATAGTTACTTGCGTGATATACTTCATATATTTAATTGGGCATTTGAAGAAGAGTTGATACATAAACTAGTGATAAAGAAAAGCGATCGCTATAAAGATACTGAGCTTAAACCCATTGTATATAAGACTTGGAGCGATGAAGAAATACATACTTTATTTAATCATTCAGGATTAGATGACTTCCAAAAAGATATAATGTGGCTTTTTGCTGTATTGGGTTCTAGAGCCAATGAGCTTACTGGTTATCAAAGAACAAAGCCATATAAGGAATTGCACTGGGAACATGTTAATCTTGAGAATAATACCTTGCAATTGCTTCAAAAACGTAGGCAAATACGCGAAACGGTAGATGTGCATCCCTCAGTTATGGTTATATTAAAGAAGTGGAAAGAGCGTGGACAT